TAACCGGCTGATCCGTAGTCAGCTACTCTATTCAGTTGAGCTACGCGACCTTTATTATTAACAATTTGTGACCGCGACAGGATTCAAACCTGTAACCGGCTGATCCGTAGTCAGCTACTCTATTCAGTTGAGCTACGCGGCCTTGTTTGTTTTACGGGTGCAAAGATACGTACTTTTTTTGAATTAGCAAGAGATACGCAAACTTTTTTTGAAAAAAATTACTCGATAAACCGATAATTAAACAGCTGCCAGCCGAGTGTCAACCCCACATTCCACTCCTTTTTTGGTGAGCTATAATGATTTACATATGCAGATATTGCTCCAAAGGGCAATTGGCATATTACAGAAATTTCTCCTATATATTCAAAGCGCGAAAACGCTTTTCCATAATAAGCTTTGTTCAATGCATTCTTTTTAATAGGAAATATCGGTACGAAACCATAAAATTCAGAACGGAATTGGAACATATCATTGAAAACAAAAATAGGCTTGATACCCGCTGCCAAGAATTGGTTGGCCCGGAATGCTTCATTATACATCAGCTTACTATGAGGAGTAGGAGAAAAATCTGCCGCCTGCAACATGGTTGCCGTATAATTCTCCGAAAAGTTCTTCGATGAATACAACATCTCTGCCATCCATCCCAAAGTAAATTTGGGACTCATAGTATGATAGGCATATTTCATATAAGAAATTTGCAGCCAAGATTGCCTTTCTTTAGTCGTAACACTCGTTTCCGTCGGATTTCCCGGTATAAATTTCTCCTTTCCGCTAAAGACCTGTGCCACCAGTTTTTCAAAATACCCTTTAGTGGCATACTGTCGTGCATTCAGCGTACTCCCATAAAAGCCGATAGCCCCTCCCAAAAGGTTGTAGGTACTCCTATCCGAACGGTCCTTGTCAAAATTAATCACGCTGGACTGAAAGTAATTGTCTTGAAGTTTCCCATATCCGATGCTTATTTCCGCCCGTTTATTGGCCAAAAAAGGCAAGGCTACCATCAGCTTGACAAAACGTTCATCTTTAGAGTTAAAAGAGGGCTTATCATTCTTAGAAAAGAGTTTGTCCTTTTTATAATAATCGAACGTACTTAAAGAAGCAATAAGGCGGTAGGAGGTTGGAATACGGGTAGGAAGGTCTATCTTGGCCATAAGCTGCGCATTATTATATACCTTGCCAATCTGGCCGTCAAGGGTTATTTCTTTGGAATAATAATTCAAGTCCTGATAACCCAACCCCAAATAAATCTGATTAGAGCTGGTTGTCGATACACTTCCACCCATCCTTACAGAAAAATTATCTTCCATTTTCACTTTCAGATGCAGCGAATACAAGTCGTTTTCAGAATCATATACAGCATGAGGTATAATCTCCGATATCATATTATCAGACAGCAAACGGAAATATCCACGTTTCAAATCTTCATATGTAAACACCTCATGGTCTTCGTCATGAAATTCTTTTTTGATATACGCCTGCTGTTGTGGATTGGCGCCCTCTATATAGATGTCCCTAAAGCGGAATTGAGGCAAATTACTGCGGTAGACCAACCGCCTTAAACGAACATTTTCCGCACTTACCCTCCGATGAATACGGCCTTTTATAGAATCCATTAAACTGATAGTCCGGTTATAGCCGATATCGTGCAACTCCTGCAAACGGTCAAAGTCCAAAAGGCTTACATCGTCATACTTGAATGTCATAATAATGCCTAAAGAATCCGGAAGAGTATAATCCGTCTTCTGCATAATCATATTTTCAAGCTGGCTCATCAAATCGTTCTCTTTCGGCTTACCGGGGTTGGCGGCTACCACGCTACCTATGATGACTTCCGGTTTAAAGTCCTCACGCATAATATCTGTGGGGAAATTATTATAAATTCCACCGTCATAAGCTAAAACGCTATCAATCTCTATCGGTTTGAAAACAAACGGAAAACTCATGGAAGCGCGTACCGCATCTCCCAAATCTCCTCTACGCATAATCAACGGTTTCTTGTTATATACATCGGAGGCAATACACCGGAAAGGCACAAACAGGCGGTTAAAATCGCCGCTGCATGCAGCCGTAGCCCGTGCAAATAGCTCCACAAAGACCAGATTCATCTGAATGGGATTTACCATGCTTGTAGGAAGTATCTGAGGCTTGATATGCAGCGAGTCCTTAAAGGAGAAACGGATATTGAAAAACTCCGGGGTCGGCCGGTTCTGTTTGAAATAATACCCGTATTCGGGTTCTACCTGTCCTGAATACCAGCGTTTGAAGTCTTCGGAACGCAATAAAGCCTCCATATCATCGGGAGAGTACCCCATAGCATAGAGTGAACCTATGATAGCTCCCATAGAAGTACCCGTAATGTAGTCGATAGGAATATTGTTTTCCTCCAAAGCGCGAATGATACCGATATGGGTCATGCCTTTCGCACCTCCGCCACTCAAAACAAGTCCTACTTTCTGAGCTTGCACAAACGGCAGAAGCAATAAACAGACTGACAAAAACAAAAAAAATCTTTTCATGAATACGGTTTCGAGTGAAATATACTAATTTATTCAATGCTCAAATATAGACAATTGTTTCCAAAAACCTCGTATCCAACGAAAAAAAACAGACCTATTACGAAAAAACAGACAAAAAAAGGGCATTACAACTCATATTAGCTGCAATGCCCTGTTATAATAGAAATCTAAAGGGGCTTATTTAATCAAATCGATGCTTCTCTTTACAAAATTATTCAAAGCTTCACCTTTCAACATGCCATTTTGAAGCAATGCCAAATCAATAAGTTGACGGACAACCTTATTCTGAGCGGCATAGTCGGCAAACAATCCATTTTTCCGGTTTTTCAAATCTTCCCACTTCTTATCCAAATCATTTACCTCATCCTTTTCGGTTGTAGGAATATCCTCATCTTTCTTGCCCTCCTGCTTCTTTTTCAATTCATTACGACGAGTATTTACATCGTCCATTTCTTTTTGAATCGGAGCAACGGCAGCCGCACATTCCTTGTCTTCATCAGCCAGAATCTCTTTTACCAGCTTATGGTCGGCATTCAATACCAGGTTGAACATGTCCGGCATTTCGCCATAGAAACTCATTCCTGCCTGGATATTAGCCATTTCTTTCATACGACGCATGTACTCGCTTTGAGTAATCATGACCGGTGAAGCATTTTCACCCAAAGCTTGAGCCATTACATTGAACTCTGTCTTTTCTATCTGCGGCAACTGGCTCTTGAAGATAACAGAGAGAACCTCCTGTTTATCGGCTTCCAAGACATCTTTCGCCTTGTCTTCCTTCACTATCAGATTGTCAACGACATCACTGTCTACACGGGTGAAACGCACTTTCTCGAACTTTTGCTCCAGCATGCTTACCATGGCAACATCAAGCTGGCCGCCCATCAACAGCACATTATATCCCTTATTCTTGGCAGCCTCGATATAGCTGTATTGCTCGTCTTTGTTGTTGGCATACAGATAAATCAGATTACCATCCTTATCCGTCTGGCTATCCTTTATCAAGGTCTTATACTCTTCGAAGGTATAATACTTGTCGTCCGTATCGGAAAGAAGGGCGAAATCCTTTGCTCTATCATAGAAATCCTCTTGTGTGAGCATTCCGTAGTTGATGAAGATTTTCAAATCGTTCCACTTCTCTTCAAATTGCTTACGGTCGTTCTTGAATATGGATTGCAAGCGGTCGGATACTTTCTTCGTAATATATGTAGAGATTTTCTTCACATTGGAGTCACTTTGCAAATAGGAACGGGACACGTTCAGCGGAATATCCGGCGAATCGAGTACACCGTGCAGCAATGTCAGAAAGTCCGGAACAATACCCTCTACAGAGTCCGTTACATAGACCTGATTGCAATAAAGCTGGATTTTGTTCTTGTTCAACTCTATATTGCTCTTTACCTTCGGGAAGTACAGAATACCAGTAAGATGGAACGGATAATCCACGTTCAGATGTATCCAGAACAAGGGTTCATCGGACATCGGATAGAGGTCGCGATAGAACTTCTTGTAATCCTCGTCTTTTAATTCGCTGGGCTTCAGCGTCCACAACGGATTAGCGTTATTAATGATGTTATCTTCGGATGTTTCAACCTGCTTGCCGTCTTTCCATTCTTTTTTCTTGCCGAATGCAACGGGAATAGGGAGGAAGCTGCAATACTTCTTCAAAAGAGAAGAGATGCGCGCTTCTTCAAGGAACTCCTTGCAATCGTCGTCTATATAAAGAACGATATCCGTACCGCGTTCTGCCTTGTCCGTATCTTCGATGGTAAACTCCGGACTACCGTCGCAAGTCCATTTCACGGCTTTAGCACCATCCTGATAGGATTTGGTGATGATTTCGACCTTCTTGGCAACCATAAAAGCCGAGTAAAAGCCAAGTCCGAAATGACCGATAATGGCATTGGCATCATTCTTATATTTCTCCAGGAAGTCGTTGGCTCCCGAGAATGCAATCTGATTGATGTATTTATCTATTTCTTCTGCCGTCAGGCCGATACCACGATCGGATACGGTAATCGTATCCTTGCCTAAAGACACATGCACGGTCAAATCACCGAGTTCACCCTTAAACTCACCGATAGAAGCCAATGTTTTAAGTTTCTGGGTAGCATCGACGGCATTAGAGACTAACTCACGAAGGAAGATTTCATGGTCACTGTACAAAAACTTTTTGATAACGGGGAAGATATTCTCTGTAGTTACCCCAATATTTCCTTTTTGCATACTAAGTTTATATTTTTAGATTTGTATTTTTATTGTTTTGGCAAACTGAACACAAAAAAAATGCCAGTCCCGAAGAACTGACATTTTGACTGTTTTATTATAAAGGCTTGTTATGCTTTGATTATACTCAACTCGTCTTTTTCCTTATCGACAGAAACATTAACCGTATCACCGGGCTGTAATCCGGCAGACACAATCAGCTCCGAAAGTCCGTCTTCCAGATAATTCTGAATGGCACGCTTCAACGGACGGGCGCCAAACTGCACATCGTAGCCTTTGGTAGCAAGGAATCTCTTGGCTTCATCATCTACAACCATCTTATAACCAATGGCTTCAATCCGTTCATACAAACCTTTCAGCTCTATGTCTACAATCTTCGTAATGGCATCCAACGAAAGCTGGTCAAACGTTATGATTTCATCCAGACGGTTCAGGAACTCAGGAGCAAAGGTCTTGTTCAATGCTTTCTGAATCACACTGCGCGAGTACTCGTTATCATCCGTACGTGCCTGTGCCGCAAAACCTACACCACGACCGAACTCTTTCAACTGGCGGGTACCGATATTGGAGGTCATGATGATGACTGTATTCTTAAAGTCAATCGTTCTGCCATAATTGTCAGTAAGACGTCCCTCGTCCAACACCTGCAACAAGATATTGAACACATCCGGGTGAGCTTTTTCAATTTCGTCCAACAGCACTATGGAATAAGGTTTCCGGCGTACCTTCTCTGTCAACTGCCCGCCTTCCTCATAACCGACATACCCCGGGGCCGCTCCAATCATACGGGACACCGTATATTTCTCCATATATTCGCTCATATCAATGCGTATCAGCGCATCGCTGGAACCAAACATATATTTAGCCAACTGCTTGGCCAAATGCGTTTTACCCACGCCGGTAGGACCGAGAAACATAAACGTTCCGATAGGGCGGTTAGGGTCTTTCAAGCCTACACGGCTGCGCAGGATGGCTTTGGTAAGTTTCTCTATCGCAGCATCCTGAGCCACAACTTTTGCCTGCAAATCTTCTTTCATACCTGCAAGCTTAAGACCTTCCGCCTGAGCCATACGTTGCACCGGAATACCGGACATCATCGATATGACATTGGCTATTTCTTCCTCTCCAACAAGCTGACGGTCGTCTTTGAGACGTGCTTCCCATTCCTCTTTCATTTCATCCAGGCGAGCGGAAAGTTCTTTCTCTCTATCCCGATAACTGGCAGCCAGTTCAAAGTTCTGCGACTTTACGGCTTCAGCCTTCAAAACACGTGCGTCTTCTATCAGCTTTTCCTGCTCTTCAATCTCTTTGGGAACATTAATGTTCGTCAGATGCACACGCGAACCGGCTTCGTCCAAAGCATCAATGGCTTTATCCGGGAAGTTACGGTCGGTTATATAACGCTCTGCCAACTTGACACATGCCTCTAACGCTTCGTCCGTATAGCTCACGTTATGGTGGTCTTCGTACTTCTCTTTTATGTTTCTCAGTATCTGGAGCGTTTCTTCCGGAGTAGTGGGCTCTACTATAACTTTCTGAAAACGACGCTCCAAAGCACCGTCTTTCTCGATATTCTTTCTGTATTCGTCAAGCGTGGTAGCACCGATACATTGTATTTCGCCGCGAGCCAAAGCCGGCTTCAACATATTGGCTGCATCCATAGAACCGGCAGCTGCACCGGCGCCTACAATAGTATGAATCTCGTCTATGAACAAGATTACGTTCGGATTCTTCTGCAACTCGTTGATAATGGAGCGGATGCGCTCTTCAAACTGTCCGCGGTATTTGGTTCCGGCTACCACAGAGGCCATATCGAGCATTACCACCCGCTTGTCAAACAAGATACGGGATACTTTCTTTTGAACGATACGCAGTGCCAATCCCTCTACAATAGCCGACTTGCCGACACCCGGCTCACCAATCAGCACCGGGTTGTTTTTCTTACGACGACTCAATATCTGCGCCAAGCGTTCTATCTCACGCTCACGCCCTACAACCGGATCGAGCTTGCCTTCTTCTGCCGCACGGGTCATGTCCGTACCGAAATTATCCAGGACCGGAGTATCATTGGAAGACTTCTTCGATGCAGTCTGTGCAGAAGAAGCCGCACCCTGTCCTGCATCGCGAGAGGGATGGGACATATTCATGTCTTCATCGTCTTCTTCCTCTTCTTCCGGAAATCCCATACCAGCATTCGGGTTGGTAGATTGCATTGTAAGCTGTTCAAATACAGTTTGATAATTCACCCGATTTTCTTCCAGGACGGTAGCAGCCAGGTTGTCGCCATCCTTCAGTATAGCCAACAACACATGTTCGGCATCGGCTGTTGCACTCTTTAAAATACGCGCTTCCAGAATGCACATCTTCAATATCTTAGCGGCCATTGGCGACAATGGCACATCCGCATCGGGCAATAGGGTATCGTCTTCGGCATCTCTCAAGAAGCTTTCAATGCGCTTTTTTACTTGCTTCAAGTCTATATCGAGTTTCATCAATATCTCGATAGCTTTTCCTCCGCCGTCACGTAGCATGCCGAGCAGAAGATGCTCCGGGCCGATATATCTATTTCTCAGTCGGTTGGCTTCCTCCTTGCTATAAGTTATAATATCAGAAACTCTTTGTGAAAATTGATTGTTCATATAATTTTTATCTCCTTAATTAAAGGTTTTGACTGACAAAGATACGCATTTCTTTATATTGCATACCATAAACTGGATTAATAATATACAAATCCCGTGCCATAAATCACATCTTTCCGGTTCGCCCTACACATTATATTATAATACGTGGGAATTTCATCCGTACCAACGGTTGGTATTCGATGTACCAACCTAAGAAACTTCATATACCTAAGCTTGGTACGGCTCGTACCTTAGTAAGGTACACCGAGTACCAAAGGGAGGTATCTTTCTGGTACTTGTATCTGTCTTATTTTTAACCGATTATACATCAAACGGAAAACCATACGTCCAAACGGGGTTTCAAGCATGGAAATCTGCAACAAAGTTTATGAGGGAAAACTTTTGTATATCGTAAAAAAGCAGTACTTTAGCGTGGTTTTTCACAAACCCGCAAATGTATAATTAATAATCTTTTTAAATGCTTGAACAAGACAGAATTATAAAGATTAACATCGAGGAGGAAATGAAGTCTTCGTACATTGACTACTCCATGTCGGTCATTGTTTCACGTGCCCTTCCGGATGTTAGAGATGGTTTTAAACCTGTTCACCGAAGAATTCTTTTCGGTATGATGGGACTGGGAAATACGTCGGATAAACCCTATAAGAAATCTGCGAGAGTTGTCGGTGAGGTATTAGGTAAATATCACCCGCACGGTGACTCATCCGTATATGGCGCTCTCGTCCGTATGGCACAGCCGTGGGCTATGCGCTACATGCTTGTAGACGGACAAGGCAACTACGGTTCTGTGGATGGTGACAGCGCAGCCGCCATGCGTTACACGGAATGCCGCTTGCAAAAGATTGGAGAAGAAATGATGCAGGATCTTGATAAAGAGACTGTAGACATGCAAACCAACTTCGACGACTCGTTGCTGGAACCCACCGTAATGCCAACCCGCATTCCGAATCTTCTTGTCAACGGTGCTTCCGGTATCGCCGTAGGTATGGCTACGAATATGCCGACCCATAATCTGTCCGAAGTGATAGATGCCTGCGTCGCATATATCGACAACAATGATATTGACATCGAAGATTTGATGACTTACGTCAAAGCTCCTGACTTCCCGACAGGCGGTTATATATATGGTATGAGCGGTGTGCGCGAAGCCTACATGACCGGTCGCGGACGTGTTGTAATGCGCGCCAAGGCTGAGATTGATACATCTTCCACGCATGACAAAATCGTTGTAACCGAAATCCCTTACGGAGTAAATAAGGCCGAATTAATCAAATCCATCGCTGATTTGGCCAACGAAAAGAAGATAGAGGGCATTTCCAATGCCAACGACGAGTCTGACCGCGAAGGTATGCGCATCGTCATCGACGTAAAACGCGATGCCAACGCCAGTGTAGTGCTGAACAAGCTCTACAAGATGACATTGTTGCAGACTTCCTTCGGCGTAAACAACGTAGCATTGGTACACGGACGTCCTCGTTTGCTGAACCTGAAAGACCTCATCAAGTATTTCGTAGAGCATCGTCACGACGTAGTTATCCGCCGTACACAATATGATTTGCGTAAAGCTAAAGAACGTGCCCATATCTTAGAAGGTTTGATTATCGCATCGGACAATATTGACGAGGTAATCAAAATCATCCGTGCCGCCAAAACTCCGAATGACGCAATCAGCGGTTTGATGGAGCGTTTTGAATTGACTGAAATCCAATCGCGCGCCATCGTAGAAATGCGTCTGCGCCAGTTAACCGGACTCATGCAGGACCAACTCCATGCCGAGTATGAGGAAATCCAAAAGCAGATTGCTTATCTGGAAGAAATCCTCGTTAACGACGAACTCTGCCGCAAGGTTATCAAAGATGAATTAATCGAGATTAAAACTAAATACGGTGATGAACGCCGCTCTGAAATAGTTTATTCGTCGGAAGAATTCAACCCGGAAGATTTCTATGCAGACGATGAAATGATTATTACCATTTCTCATATGGGATATATCAAGCGTACGCCGTTAAGCGAATTCCGTGCCCAAAACCGCGGTGGGGTAGGTTCTAAGGGAACAGAGACACGCGATGAGGACTTTGTAGAACATATATATCCTGCAACAATGCACAATACCATGATGTTCTTCACTCAAAAAGGTAAGTGCTATTGGCTGAAAGTATATGAGATACCCGAAGGAACCAAAAACTCTAAGGGACGCGCCATTCAGAACCTGTTGAATATAGACTCTGATGACGCCGTAAATGCATACCTGCGCGTGAAGAACCTGAACGACCAGGATTTCATTAACAGTCATTATGTACTGTTCTGCACAAAGAATGGCGTCATTAAGAAAACATTGCTCGAACAATATTCCCGTCCTCGCCAAAATGGTGTCAATGCCATTACAATCCGCGAAGATGACCGCGTAATCGAGGTGCGCATGACTAACGGTGACAACGAGATTATCATTGCCAATCGTAACGGACGTGCCATCCGTTTCCACGAAAGTGCCGTACGCGTAATGGGACGTACAGCTACCGGTGTACGCGGCATGACGCTCGATGAAGACGGACAAGACGAAGTTGTCGGAATGATTTGCATCAAAGACCCTGAAACTGAGACAATCATGGTTGTGTCAGAACAAGGATACGGTAAGCGTTCCGATATTGAGGATTATCGTAAGACGAACCGTGGCGGTAAAGGTGTAAAAACTATGAATATCACCGATAAAACCGGTAAACTGGTAACAATCAAGTCTGTAACAGATGAGAACGATTTAATGATTATCAATAAATCGGGTATCACCATCCGTCTGAAAGTAGCAGATGTTCGTATAATGGGACGTGCTACGCAGGGAGTACGACTGATTAATCTTGAAAAACGTAATGATGAAATTGGCTCCGTATGTAAAGTTACCTCAGAAACCGAAGAGGATATCATTGCAGAAGAGGATAGCGATGCATCAGAAAAAACTCAAAACGATATAGTAAACAATGAAAATGAAGAATAGACACAATATTAATTTAAAATTTTCTACAATCATGAAAAGAGTATTATTTTCAATGGTTTTACTACTTGCGGCAGGCTTTACCTTCGCTCAGGAAAAGAGCGTGAAAGAGGCAAAAAGCATCGCTAACGACGTAAAACCGGATTTTGCACAAGCAGAGAAGCTCATCAATGAAGCTCTGAACAATGCTGAAACCAAAGACAACGCCGAAACATGGGATGTAGCCGGCTTTATTCAAAAGAGAATCAATGAAAAGGAAATGGAGAATGCTTATTTAAGAAAGCCTTATGATACTCTTAAAGTGTATAACAGCGCACTGAATATGTGCAAATACTACTTTAAATGCGATGAACTTGCACAGATTCCTAACGAAAAAGGTAAAATCAAAAATAAGTTCAGAAGATCGAACAGTGCTGCTATATTAGCTGCGCGTCCCAACCTGATTAATGGTGGTATCCAGTTCTTTAATTTAGATAAGAATAAAGAGGCTTTGGATTTCTTCGCAACTTATGTAGACATTGCCATCAATCCTATGTTTGAAAAGGAGAATCTGCTTCAAACAGATACTGTATTGCCCCAAATTGCTTATTATGCAAGCTTAGCTGCAGCCAAAATGGAAGATTATCCAAGCGTGTTGAAATATGCACCTTATGCAAAGGAGGACAAAGAAGTGGGTAAATATGCCATGGAATTTATTTCTACAGCATTGAAAGCTCAAGGGGATACTGTCAAGTGGATCGCTTCCTTAAAAGATGGTATTCAAAAGTATCCTGAACATTCATTCTTCTTTGGACATCTGATTGATTATTATAGCAATAATAATAAGTTTGACGAAGCAATGCAGTTTGCAGATGATATGTTGGCTAAAGATCCTAATAACACATTCTATTTGTACGTAAAAGGATACCTTTATCATAACATGAAAGATTATGAAAAAGCCATTGAATTCTACAACAAAACCATTAAAGTAGATCCTAATTATGCAGAAGCATATTCCAACTTGGGCTTAATCTATTGCCTGCAAGCTCAGGATTTCTCTGAAAAAGCTACTACTGATGTCAATAATCCAAAATACAAAGAAGACCAAGCTACACTGAAAGTTTTCTATGAAAAGGCAAGACCTAATTATGAAAAAGCAAGAGAACTGAAACCTGAACAGAAAGATTTGTGGCTAAATGGATTATACAGAGTTTATTACAACTTACAAATGGGTCCTGAATTTGATGAAATAGAAAAATTGATGCAATAATTGAATTGCTACTATTACCAAAGATAGCTTGAAGTAAGCTATCTTTGGTATAATTTTCTTCCAAATTAGAGAAGGATAAAGGTTTATTTTAGTTTATGGTGTTATATACATTAAACATAATATTGATATTACACCATTTACATTTTTTACTTTACATTTGCGCCGTAACCAATTACAAACGTTATGGCGCATTCTTTTTTAAAGCAGTATTCAAAGCAGTTCCGTATGATAAAAGTTCATTATATGGACTTTGAAGACCGTTTCCATGTGAAAACATTCAAGGATTGTTCACTTATTGAAGCTTCTAACGTATTTAAGGCTTATGCCCGTGCTTTTGGTTGGATTTTCTTAAGCTATGAAACATTTGATTATTAACCTTTAAATATTTCAGTTATGGACAATCAGAAAATTTACAAAACTCTTGAGATTATAGTCAAGGCGGTATTAGCGATTGCCGCCTTATGGCTTTGTATCTCATGTACTATGTCTATGAGTATCAGTAAAAACAATATGAACAGTTCTCAATCTACAGAACAGTCGCAGGCTACCTCTGTGGATAGTACAAAAGTTGATGTTGATTATAAGTAATGGCGCTATTTAACCCTTTTTGTAAGTGTCTCAACCCTCAAAGGATAGTTAACCCTTATACGCATGAGTGTATGACCGTTCCTTGTGGAAAGTGTAAAGCTTGCATTCTTGCTAAAAACTCCCGTTACGCGTTCCAATGTGATTTAGAAAGCTATTGTTCTATGCATACCGTTTTCGTTACTCTCACCTACGCTCCCAACTATCTGCCTGTTGCCACTCCTATGTATCTGGGCGATAATACTGATTTCGGTCTGTTGTGCCGTTATGATTTGGTAGACTTTGAAACAGGTGAAAGTCTTGGTGTATTTGAGTCTGAGTCCTCGCAATTGGAATTGCTTCAACAAAAGTTCAATCTATGTGGTTCTATCCCCTACCTTAGAAAAACTGATTTACAATTATTTTTAAAAAGATTTCGTTACTATGTTACTAAACGGTTGCCCAAAGAAAAAGTGCGTTACTATGCCGTTGGCGAATACGGCCCCGTACACTTCCGCCCGCATTATCATCTTCAAAGGTTGGGTCAAGGCTTTTTGCAAGGTGAACGCTCGAAAGTATATGAGCTTACCCCTCGCGACTTTATTAAGCGAAGCCTCGTGCTCAATGGAAAATATAAAGAATTTGATGTCTGGCGGTCGGCTTACTCTTACTTCTATCCCAAATGTCGAGGATACATTGATAAATCTGCACACGAACGTGCTTATAGCTACCGAACTTATGATACAGCGCGGCATCTATTCCCGTCCTGTGAAACAACATTCGCGTTGGCGAAAGAAGTAGCTACATTTTAAATTATTTAATGACCGTATCAAGCATAAGGAACTGAATGATTTAAATAAGATTTTCATTAATGAAAATAAATAGTATTAACCTTTAATTGTGTTGTTATGGCAAATATTATGTCTATCAAAAGTCTTAGAAACAAGACTTCCCGAAATGGTTTTGACCTTTCTACGAAACGAAATTTTACGGCTAAAGCTGGTGAATTACTGCCTATATGGTGTAAAGAGGTTCTACCTGGTGATAGCTTTAAAATCAATCTTAAATCTTTTACTCGTACACAACCCATTAATACGGCTGCGTTTGCTCGTATGCGTGAGTATTACGATTTCTTTTTTGTGCCTTATGATTTGTTGTGGAACAAGGCTAATACGGCGTTGACACAAATGTATGATAATCCCCAACATGCTGTATCTCTTGACTCTACTAAACCTTTTGCACTTAATGGAGATATGCCTTATACGGATTGTAAGTCTATTGCTGATTACGTTTCTAAGATGTCGGCTGATGTTGAGCAATATTACGGTAAGAACTATTTTAATTATCCACGTGTAGACGGTACTATAAAATTACTTGAATATCTTGGATACGGTAATTTCTCACCTTTTGCTAAATCTTCTTGGTCTGAAAGTCCGTTAATGGCTAATTTGGAATTGAATTTGTTTGGTTTGCTTGGATATCAGAAGATATACGCGGACTATTATCGTGATAGTCAATGGGAAAAAATTTCTCCGTCTACTTTTAATGTTGATTATCTTGCTGGTGATAATATGAAAGTAGATTTCTCGGACACTACTTTGTCGTCTTTCAAGGAAAATTATAATTTCTTTGATTTGCGTTATTGTAATTGGCAAAAGGATTTGTTCCATGGTGTTGTACCTCGCCAACAATATGGTGATACTGCTGTTGTTCAAACTTCTGATGCTGTAGCTGGTTCTCCAACGGAATTTTCTATTCTTGCGCTTCGTCAAGCTGAATTTTTACAAAAATGGAAAGAAATCACTCAATCGGGTAGTAAAGATTATAAAGACCAGATAGAGAAACACTGGGGTGTTTCTGCTGCTGATGGTTTTTCTGAATTGTCTACATATCTCGGTGGTATTGCTTCAAGTCTTGACATCAACGAGGTTGTAAATAGTAATATTACTGAGTCATTCGCGGCTGATATTGCCGGTAAAGGTACTGGCACTTCCAACGGTTATATTGATTTTCAAGCTGGTGCGCGTTATGGTATGCTATTTTGTATTTACCATTGTTTGCCTCTTCTTGACTATACGTCTGATTTTGTGAATAATTCATTTATGCGTATTAACGCTGCGGATTATGCTATACCAGAATTTGACCGTGTTGGCATGGAAGCTGTTCCACTGTTTAAAATGTTTAACCCGGCCGTGCTTGGCAATAGCCAGTATGCCTCAAAAATTATAGGTTATGCTCCTCGCTATATCGACTATAAAACGGATGTTGATATTTCTATGGGTGCTTTTAAGACTACCCTTAAAAATTGGGTTATCTCTTATGGTAATCAGTCTATTTTGGATCAATTGGGATATGAAGATTTTAGCGTAGAAACTCCGGACTTTCCGGTTAATTATACAATGTTTAAAGTTAATCCTAACTGTTTGGATACCTTATTTGCGGTTAATGCTGACTCTTCGATAAATACTGACCAATTTTTGTGTAGCACTTTTTTTGATGTTAAGGCTGTCCGTAATCTTGATACGGATGGATTACCTTACTAGTGTATAAAATCATACATATTTTATATAAAATCGTACATATTTACTAATTTATAAAGATATTTTACTATGTGGTGTACAAAACGTGAAGTTTTTCCAGTTGAGCGTAAATCTCATTGCTATAATGTTTCTAGCAAAGAGCTTAAACAAAGTGAGTTTTTGGAACAATCCCCTGTTAATGAATTTGTTATTCAAGAAAATGAAGTAAACGGCGTGAAATCTATTCGTTGTAGTTCTGATATTTATATGCTGTTCAACCAACAGCGATTGGATCGCATGAGTAAAGAGCGTTTGGTTGCTCACTTTGAGAAACTTTCGGTGAATGAACCTAAAATGCGTGAATTGCGTTCTAAATTGAGTGACGACCAATTGTGTAGTTTTGTGAAATCACGGTTTATACAGTCGCCGTCTGAGCTGATGGCATGGTCTCAATATCTGATGAGTTCGCAAGATGAGATGATAGCGGCCGCCGCTGCCGAACAGCAGACCGAACAGCCTGCTAAGTATGAGGTAGACCCGACTCAAGAACCCTAAATATATTTTTTTCCTTTTCTTTCGAGACGTGCAAAAAAGCAATGCAGGGAAAAAATATACGTTTGGCGTTCTGTAGTAAAAATTGTTAAATGTGCGTGTGCGTTTACGCGCGCGTATATTTAACGATTTTTGGTACAGGTTGATAAACGGATATTTTAGCCCTACTTTATCTTTGCACATCTTGAGAGATAAGGAAAAATTTATAATTCGCGAGCTCGGGAGAGCGAGCACCGCTCTGCCATCTTGGATG